ACCAGCCTTGATACCCTCACCAGCCTCGATACCCAAACCAGCCTTGATACCCTCACCAGCCTCGATACCCAAACCAGCCTTGATACCCCAACCAGCATCGATACCCAAACCAGCCTTGATACCCCAACCAGCATCGATATCCTCACCAGCCTTGATACCCGAACCAGCCTTGATACCCGAACCAGCCTTGATACCCCAACCAGCCTCGATATCCTCCCCAGCCTTGATACCCTCACCAGCCTCAATACCCGAACCAGCCTTTGCGATTACCGAGCCTTTTACACAGATACCATTTTCAAAAATTACGTAACCTAGATTTTCATCAATCTCGACATTAGTGTCTTTTAAATTATTGTACGTTCCAATGCCACCTTTTTTATACCTGTTATCTGAATCAAGATCTGATTTTTTAATGTGTATTGTTTTCATACTATCTAGCTATTACGTTTAACAAAGCTTCTTCACATATACTTACCTGATTGTTGTATGTCACCCACGGGACTGCTGCAACGATTAGTATAAGTATTGCCATGAGGAAGATTGCTAAGTGATTATTTCCAGGTTTGATTGGTGGTTTAAATCTTTTCACATTATTTTTTAAGAGTTCCCAACTTCTTCTCACCCTTCATCTTTGGCTCTTGAGCATTTGCTTTCTTAGGATATAAGCAAGCAGTACACTCAGGGGCGAGGTCAGTGTTACGTTTAATGTTGCAGACTGGACAGGTTGTGTACATACTTAAATATTTAAATTTTTGTTTCCAATCCACTCGTGGATATTGGGCTAACTCTTCTTTTGTTGCTCTAGTAAGGCTGATATAGCGGTTATAGTTTTTATCTAGATCAACTAGATGATGTTGCCAGCATAAAGGCACATAAGCCCATATTTCATTAATCTGACGTGATCGATAGACCCAGCAATGTTCGATTGTAATTCTTCCTGAGCAAGTACCTTCTGATGATCTTATACAAGTCTTGAAGAATGGATCTTCATCAATAAGCTTGCGATGTTTGGGAGGTATCGGCCTCACATTCTCTCAGGTAGCTTTGATTTAACATTCTCAATGATCTTATTGATGTATTCATCGTAGAAGTAATCGAATGTTTGGGTTTGTTTGGTACATTCTTTCCAGTAGACGAACAGAACGCTTCTCAGACGCTTTGAAGGGCTTTGTGATGCTGTTTCACGCACTGGTTCATCAGGTACATCCTTAATCTCGATACGAGTCTCTGAGGGGTTAAAAACGAGCCATCCTGTCTTTCCCTTCCCTGCTAGCAATTTGGCGATGTGGTTTGGGTCAAGCTCCTCTTGGAGTTCAAAGCTCACCTGAACATTCCTCTTTGTGGCGTAGGTCTTGTAAGTAACAAGCTCCGCGGGAAACTGGAGGAGTTCCTTGGAGGAATTAAATTGTTTTTCCAGGTTAAGTATGTCTCGTTCGTCCATATATTAAGTTAGGGGTCGCTATTGGTTATTCTTTAACTTTAAACCCACAGACATGACATTCAGTTACATCCGGATCGTCTGGCATGTGTTCACAGATTTCTGACGATTCAGACAAGTCATTTTCCAGTTCTTGGAGAAACCTTCTGACTTTATCAAGCGGGTTGGGGTGGAACAAAAGATAATGCTCTACCATGTTTTTATTTTGCTCTTGTGACTTCACAAGACAGTCTCTAAGATTTTTGCATTTCGACATATCAAAANGGNATTTCTTGGTNAGTTATAGGCGCAGAAGGGTCTATAGATCCTCTTGCAGGTGGTTGTGCAGACTCTTCCTTTGGTTCTTGTACAGCAGGACGTGTCATTTCATCCACAGATTGAGCAATCTTATAGTCAGGGTGTTTCAGTTCCGTCTTGTACGTGTTCTTGAAGACCATGATATCTATCTTCTGTCCATTGATCTCAAGTGAGCCTGACATGAACTTTCCTTTCTTACCCTCTTTTATCCACAACGCTCCAATATTTTGAATAGGCATACTTATTGATTCAAGTTAAAGGTAGTGGGCACAAGAAGAACTGGATAATATCCGTAAACTTGTAGCTCTTTTGTATCAATTCGTCTTGATATATTAAAAGATACTGGGGTTTTATCAACATAGCATAAGTACCATACTTCCCCACCAAACTTATTGAATACTGTTCTTTCATATCCTTCGTAAACAATTTTTGAATCTTCATCGCAAATTTCTTGAGCTTTTGTTGGCGCTTCTGCTTTTAGATAATCAAGATGCACACCACCCATAAACCAGCATGCAAACCAGATTACCATCAAGATGATGGGTATTATTATTTTCATATTAGTAATCGTTATTTATTTTTCCATCTGTGTCCTCAGCTTGAAGCAGAAATAGAGATTGTAGTGCGTAACGTCGGTAGTATGTGATGACTGCACCCATCTTCTGTGGATCAGTCTCAGTATCAATACAATCATGTCCAGCTTTTGATTTGTATGTGTGTTGTGTTGAATTTGTTGGTAGTGGTGTAACAAATGATAACTCTTTATCACTAGAGATAATCCGTGTCTCAATCGCTGGCTTCCCTTCGATATGTGTTAGCGGTTGAATAACGAGCAATCCATGTTCTGCAAATAAAGGTTTCAAATGTTCGATGATCTGATTGATGTCAAAGTAATTGTATCCATAACCTGGTTTGTCTTTTGTCATTGCTTTTGCTTGTTGCTGAACGGCCAGAATCTTTTGTTCGAGTGTTTTTACTTCGGTCATATTCCTTTTTCTCTTAATAACTCAAGAGCTTTTGCTCTACTTCCTTGACCTCCATTTATGAGTAAATCTAGTACAACTGATGTTGTGGAGTCATCTAGATCTCGTAGCTTCTCTGTATCAAGTTGGAATCTAAATCTATTAGTTATGACGTTGAATTGTTTGTCAGTCATAAGATTATCGGCAGTCAAAGTGATAACGTTTCCCATCACGGATAACTATTTGGTGCGTTAGAATCTTGTTACAGCTATCACAAAGGTGTCCAATAGCTTTTGCTTGCTCCAGTCTTACAATTNAGTCGCGAAGCTTCTGNATTGGAGNGTATGACCAGCGGGCAGCTGGTGAGTAAGCGTATTTGTTCATACTAGGCATGGTTAATGAGTAAGGATCACACGGGCAGTCCCGATAGAGTCAGTTACACCGAGTCTTCGTGACCGCTCTGTGCTTGTAGGGATGATTCCCTCATGTCTGTATGGTAGCAAACGGTTGCTATTCAGTCAAGCCATTATCATCTTCATCTGTGGACGAGTCTTTTCCCCATCGTTTTGCAGCCCCTATCTTGCCAGCCTTTGAAAAATGGTTTTTCCCGTACAATTCTTTGGTTCTTTTGCCTCCCTTACGTCCAAGTTCGGCAGCAGCTTTGTTTTTTGGTTCATTCATACCTTTACAGGGTAGCAAACGTATGCTATCTTGTAAATACCTGCCAATGTTTGTTGACGATTAAACAAAATTCACCAACATGGATGTAAAGATTAAAATCAAACCGATGTCAGTCAATAAGGCTTGGCAAGGTAAACGGTTCAAGACTCCTGCTTATAAGAGCTACGAGAAGACGCTAGGATTGCTTCTACCAGCTTATTACCCCATGCCAGAGGGCAAGCTACGTCTTAGGGCTAAAATAGGCTTCTCAAGCAAATCTTCTGATCTTGATAATTGCATCAAACCCATGATAGATATTCTACAAAAAGCATATGATTTTAATGACAAGATGATCTATGCCATAGATATCGAAAAAGAGATTGTTAAGAAGGGTGAGGATTACATCTCGTTCTCAATAGAGGAATATTATGATCACCAAACAAAGAAAAAATAACCAACTCTTCATCTATCACAACGGTAGACTGATTTACAAAAGATGGTACAAACCAAACTCCACTAAAAAATGCCAACCATCACTTCTGATAAACGAAGTGTGGCCTAATGTGTGGATAACTTAACCATAAACCTCTATGGATATAAACAAAAAGATGATGAAGCTTACTGGCAATCTACTAAAGCCTCTTAACATTCATCTCATTCCCACAAAGTGTGCAAATAATCTTCTCAAAAGCACCAGTAACTTTTAAGACTTCATCATTAGGTTCTAAGCACACTTCACAGATATACATAGTGGTGGTATAATACCATCACCTGCGTAGAAACAGGCATCACTAAACACCTTTACTGACCTAGTCCGATAGCCCGAATGGGCGGTGCTGTGATGGCACTTTCTACTCGGGTTAGGTCAATAGAGGTGTTTTGTTTTAATAGAGGTAATAACAAGTGCATAGTTAATGTTGACCCCCCACTTTTAACTAAACAGAATCATAGTTAAGTATGTTACTTCTCACAGAGCTTCGATGGTCAATTCATCAGCATTAGCTGGTGGCATTATATTCCCCTCGAAGCTCGTTGTGAGGTAATAACTCACGTCTAGCGAAGCCTAACATGTCGGCAGTATGGGACGTAAAAAACATACTTCAGATCATGTACTGCCCTAACCACGTGGGTGGATTCCGTGGTGCTTATACGGCAGCTTTAACAGGAATATCAGATGAATAGCTAACGTCTGATCTCTAAAATAACTAGACAAGAACTCTACTCTCCTGTGTAGACCTAGTTTATATTTGCTTATATTAATTATAGATTGCTTCTAAGCGAAGCTTACTCTTCCGCTTACCGGCAGTGTAACAATGATATAAATAAACCTAACTGTGAATAACTTATGGATAACCTTGAAGCATTAAAGGTAAAAGACAAGCTGGTTCATGAGGAGAGCCCTAGCTTAAAAAAAACTGTTGTTGCATTGGAGGTGGAGGGCAGTTCAAAGAATCTTTTGGCGCAACAGAATAAACTTTCTAGGCAAGTTTATTTTAGAGAAGCAAAGTCACCTCTTGAGAGAGACTGGAAAGTTTTATAGGTTGTGTACCCTCAAAGACCACCTAAAAGACAAGAACGCAGCTAAGTTGGCTTTCTCCGACAAACCAAATTGTGCTCTACACAATAGTGCTGGATTCCGTGAGAAGGAGGGAGATATCCTAACAATCCAAACAGGTTGTGATGTATGTGACGTAGCAACTATCTATGAAGCCGAGAAGATGGGTTTTGCAATCAACGAAGAGATACTGAGTAAGTACGTTTCTTACAAGAAAGTGCACATAGCAGGGTCAGTCTATGTTTATGAAGAAATACCAGAACTAACAAGATACGTAATCGAACAAGACTCAGTGAATATTCGAAGAAGGATTGCCAGTAATAAGGTTAATACCTGAAACATAAGAAGTGTGGTATATTTAAAGCAATTAATAAGGTTAAAGTAAGGATATGCCAGAGAAAGTCCCACAACCACACGGTGGAGCTATTAACAGGGCTGTGAAAGGAGATGTACTGAACCCTCATGGAAGACCAAGAAAAGTAATTTCTAAGATTATTGCTCAGCTCAAACATGACGGTTATCAAAGAGTTACTAAAGGCAGGGTAATTGAAGCCTATGAACTTTTAATGGGCTTAGACGAAGGAAAGTTAAAGTCTATTCAAGCTGACAAGGAAGAACCAATGATTCTACGTATAGTCGCCAAAGAGCTTTTGAATGACAAAGGAGGCCAGATGGTAGAGACAATGCTTAGTAGAGCCCACGGTAAGCCAGACCAGAATGTAAATGACGATATGACAGTCAAGCACGTAGTGATAACCAAGAAAGATCCCAAACAAATCAAGGGAGCTGAGGTGATTGACCTCGATTATGATAACAGCGATCAACTTGTATCATCCACATCCAGGGCAGAAGAAGATTCTTGAAGATGACTCAAGGTTTAAAGTCGTAGTATGCGGTAGGAGATTTGGTAAGACCGTCTTTGCTATCAACGAGCTCTTAGAAGGTGCTCTAACGACTCCTCACGGACGTTTCTGGTACATAGCACCAACTTATTCACAGGCTAAGATGATCGCCTGGAGAATGCTTATAGAGAAGATAATGAGACTACCTCCTGATCTAGTGGTTAAGAGGAATGAATCAGAGCTTTATATACAATTCTCTAATGGAGCACTCTTGGAACTTAAAGGTGCTGACAATGAAGATAACCTTCGTGGAGTAGGACTTGATGGAGTTGTGATGGATGAGATGGCAATTATTAAGTCCCATGTACTTCACGAGATTGTAATGCCCATGCTTCTTGACTCTAAGGGTTGGGGAATTTTTATTTCAACTCCTAAAGGATTCAACCATTTCTATGATCTTTATACGGAGGGTTTAAAGGAAACAGTAACGGATTATCAATCTTTCCACTTTTCAAGTTACGATAATCCACATGTGGATAAGTTGGAGATAGAGAAGCTTAAGGACTCAATGGATGCCACATTGTTTGAGCAAGAGTATTTAGCAGAGTTCACCAAGTTCACTGGGGCTATTTATAAGGATTTCAACAGACGTATCCATGTCATATCTGAATGGAGACCTAACCCAGGTGAGCAGGTTTATAGGGCTATGGACTTTGGAGCTGTTAACCCGACAGTGTGCCTGTGGATACACATAAACAAAGAGGGTGAAGTAATAGTCTTTGACGAATACCAAGCGAGTGAAAAGACAACACAGCAAAATGCTGGTATAATTTCAGCAAGATACCCTGAGTATCAGTACGCTCAGACATATGGAGACCCTAGTGGAAAGCAGGAGATCTTAGATTACGCAAGCTATGGCTTATACATTTCTCCAGCAGTAAGAACAACGACAGGTCCTAATGAAGACTGGGTTAACTCAGGTATTAACCAGGTCATCACGGCACTTAAGGTTAACCCTTCTAATGGAAGACCTAAACTCTTTATCACTGAGAACTGCACTAACTTGATTAGAGGGATGGAATCTTACGCTTGGCAGGAACCACCTAAGAGTAATATCCAAGGCAGAAGAGATGTTCCAATCAAGATAGATGATCACCACGTAGATGCTTATCGTTACTTCGCTGTTTCTTATCGCGGACGGGTCGCCCGCAAAAACAGGAGAGTAGTAGAGGTTCAACGTTCATCCATAACAGGTTATTAATATGACAGTTCTACCAGAAGGTTTTAAGTTTATACGCAAGACTCCGTTTAGTGAGCCGAATAAATGCGAAATATGTGAAAAGCCATTGCTCATCTCTGGTGAGTGGGATGGTTGGGGAGATAGACCCTTGTATTGTGACTGTAATCCCCCTAAACTATGAGTTTATTTGAAGCGGTTAAACCCCAATCGACTAACATACGAGACTTTGTAACAACAGCGTTTAACAAGTCCCTTAATAGTCAGACCGGTTATTTTGAGAAGTTCGTTAAATGGTACCAACTGTATCGTGGTGTTCAGTCTGACCGAAGTTACAGAGGCAGAGCAGACCTTTTTATACCAGAGCCTTATACAAACATTGAATCAGTGCATGCCAGGGTGATCAGATCCTTCGGTGGCCTTAAAGCAAATCCACAAGGACCCGAAGATCTTAAGGGTGCACGGTTTGTAGAGAACTTACTTGATTGGCAGACAAGAGTTTATAATTTCAAACAGTCGTTTAAAGACGCAGACAAGGATCGTCACATTTACGGGACATCTATTTTAAAGACAGGGTGGAAATTCGATGAGCATTCAGATCATCCAACTATTGAGGTTGTTGATCCAGCTCATTATTTTTTTGATCCAGAAACAACATCACAACAAAACGCTAGGTACGAGATTCACAGAAGTTATGCAACGATTAAGGGTCTTCGTTCAAACCCTAACTATGATCAGAAAGAGATTGATAAGCTAGAGAGAACGATAGGGAAGAACCGAAGCAGGAAGTCAGCTATTTCAGACGACTCCTTTGAGAACAGACGTAAGACAGCCACTGGTGTTGGTAAGCCATACACACGTGACGGTCAGATCGAAGTCTTAGAGTACTGGGGCCTTTACAAGGGGAAGGGAGACAAAGAAGAGAAAGAGTACTTAATTGTTTTGGCTGACAGGAACCACATCCTAAGAAAAGAAGAGAACCCATTTTCTAATCTGTTCCCAGAGGTTGAAGATGAGAACTTGGCAAGACCATTTGTCATCATGAAAGACACAGATGTGCCTCATGAGTACTACGGTGTAGGAATGATTGAACCATGCGAAAAATTATTCCAAGAGCTTAACGACACACGTAATCAAAGAATGGATAACGTGACCCTGATTGTTGATCCGATGTATGAGGTGCTAGAAGCGGCTGATATTGATCACAACCAACTAGTCTCAAGAGCTGGTGGAATTGTTGAGTCAGCGGTACCAAACGGAGTCAGAGCTATTCCTAGAGGTGATGTAACCCAGAGTGCTTATGCTGAAGAACAGATCATTAAGCAAGACATTCAAAAGACTCTAGGTATTCCAGATGTAGCATCAGGATCACTTGGCAACGCTCAAGGTGAAGCAGCAGCAACTATTTTGTCATTACAGGAATCAGCCAACATCCGTTTTGATGTACAGATTAGTTCCTTCGCCGACGCTGTAAGACAGTGTTACCACCGTATCCTTACTTACAACCAACAGTGGCTTGATAAGAAGGTAACAACAAGGCTTGATACAGAGAATGGTCCTGAGTTTAATAAGATTGATAAGAAGAGTATCGCGGGTAAGTTTGACCTTGATGTGCAGATGGACACACAGATGAATAAGATCGTAAGACGACAGGAAGCATTCCAGCTCTATCAGTTACTGGCTTCGAATCCTTTGGTGAACCAACAGACAAATACACGAGTATTACTTGAAACGCTAGACAGACCAGAGATTGAAGAGCTACTAGATGTACCACCACCAGCACCAGCACCACCTCAAGAACCTAAGAAATCCATCAGCGTTTCCCTCAAAGGAGATCTTAATTCGCTTGAGAGTGATGATCTGGCTGTTGTTATGGGTGCTAAGCAAGAAAGTGCTGACCCACTTCTAAGAGAAGAAACACGAGAGTTGATGCAAGGTGGCAATAAAGATAAGCAACAAGAGGATATGATTAAGAAGCTGGAGGTGCGAGAGAAACTTCTTGAAGAGAAGCGACTTAACCGTTCATTAGACCTTAAAGAGCGAGAGATTGTTCTAAAAGAGAAGCAAGCAGTAGTTGAAACAGCAGAAAAGGTCAGAGACGTCTCTTAGTTAGAAACATCAAAACATGCTATGTTAGATAAAGAGCAGAGAAGGGAACTAAACAAAACTCTACTGACACCAGGGTGGAAAATCATTGAAGATCACTTGAAAACCAAGATGGATCTACACATCAGTTCGTTGGTAAACGAAGACAACGAACAACTGCGCGGTAAGATTCATGCGCTTAGAGACATCGTACGCTTTGTTAAAAAAACTAATTAACTCTATGGCAAACCTAGACAAGAAACCTCAGTTCAGTGGTCACAACACTATTGAAGAACGGGAAGCAAGCCCGAACTTCATCTCGACCAAGGCGAAAGGTGCTGAATCAAAAGTGAAGCAGCAACGCCCTGGTGTGAAAGGACCTGAACGACCAGAAGTTTCACCCAAAGTGCCCTCAAGTTCGTTACCTGGGTGGGTATCGAGAAACAAGAGTCACTTTGAACCAACAGAAGGAAGATTTTAAAACTTAACTTACCCCATTGACCTCCTTAATAAGAACAGGGTTTAAAGACACTACATATCTTTTTAAGAAATTCTTATTGAGGGATTTGATGGGGTAAAAAACCATTATGGACGCAGATAACGTTAACTTGGATGTTACACAAACCTCCGTGCCAGGAACGGACAACACGGTAGGAGATATTCCAGATTCGCCTGCTCAAGAGGCTGATGAAACATACGAAGAGTATGTTGAAGAGTCTCAAGACACCGCTAATAAGACCCCTGAAGAGAGCCAAACAGGGAAAATCTTTGGTGAATTGGCAGAGAAAAAGGGCTTTAAGTCAGTAGACGATCTTGCTAAGGCGTATCAAGAGCTTGAACGCCATACCAAGAAAGTCGAGATGACTTCTAAACAAAAGAGCCCGAACGCAACGAAAGTTAACCGTATTGACCAGCTTGAGTTAGATCTACTCCGACTAAAGGAGAAGGAAGAGATCCGTGATCTAGTTAACAACTACGAAGATGCTCCAAATTACATGGATCAGCTTGAAGCGTATGTTAGAAAGAATCCAACTCATACTTGGGAGACGGCCTATCGTTTCGTCAAATATGAAGATTTGATAAATAATAAACAAGAGGAAAAGCAAAGTATTGTTGATCAGAAGCAACGAGTACAAACTCAGACGGCAAGACGCCGTAATGCTGAGGAAACTGACATTGCCAAACTCATTGCTGACCGCGAAGTTCCACTTGCCGATATCGAAAAGATGTTGTCGTAACAAGCGACAGCTTTAATATGGGTCATCCGTATTAGTCATTAACTTTAACCATACCTATATGGGATCAGCGACTAATACAACAACGACCTCCCTGACTCGAACGATTAAGAACTTTTATGATCGTTTGCTTCTGGAAGTACTTGATCCTTCGACCAAGTTTTTTCAGTTTGCAGCTAAGAAACCTTTGCCTTCAGGTGAAGGAACTAGTGTGTACTGGAACCGTCCGGTACGACTATCTTTAGGACAAAAATTGACTGAGGGTGTTCGACCTTCTTCAAATGTGCTTTCCACAAACCGTCCTTCAGCTCTTATCGAGACACTCGGTGGATACGTTGTTGAAACAGATCTAGTTCAACTCACATCTATTACAGACACAATGAAGATGGCTACAGAGCGACTTGCCGTGCAAGCTGCCGAGACCATCGATCGTTACATTGTGGAAGCTATTGTTTTGCATAACGACCTACCTGCATCAGGTGGTGGAAGTGTGCTTAACGTTGTTAAGACATCTGGTGACCGTCTTGATGTATCAGCTTCAAAATACCTCTTGCGCTCTGCTGGTGGTACACCTACAGGTCAGAACCTTATTGCTGTTTCTGATGTTCGACGTTGTGTTGAGGAGTTACGCTCACTTAATGCTCGAACAATGGACGGCCAGCACTTTATTGGAATCATTCACCCACGTGTTGCTTCCGATCTTATGGCTGACAGCACATGGCAGAACTTCCACATCTACACAACTCCTGAGTTTGTATACCGTGGTGAGATCGGTCGTGTTCAAGGTGTCCGATTCGTTGAGTCAACACTTACTCCTGTCATTCGAGGTTGTACAAACGCTCTCGCTGTATCCGCAGCTGCTGGTGCTTCTGCACTTGGTTACGGAACAGCTATCTTCGGTAAGGGTTTCTATGGTGCAACAGAACTCGATGGAGGTGTTAAGACTTACATGGTAACTGGACCTACTAAAGACGATCCTTTGAACCAGGTAGACACTTATGGTTGGAAGGCTCACTTTACTTCACAGGTCTTGGATACATCCGCTGGACTTGTCCTATGGACAGGATCACGGGATACAGTTCTTGCTGCTTCGGCAACATCTGCTGCTATAGCACAAGGTGTGACAGTTGGTGGAAACCTTTGGACAGATCCGTCCGGAATGGAATCACTCATTGTAACTGCTTCTTAAATAGTGGCTTACCTACCAGTGATGGTAAGAGGAAGATTAACGTCTTCCTTGAGGCTCTAGTGGGGCTTCAAGAAATACGTTAATCAAAAAAAATATGCCTTACGGTAGTCAACTCATCTCTGAACAAGAGATAATGAATCGCTCGTTCGACCCAACGAACAACGTAGCAAAACAAGCTGAGCAGTTTGCGCCAGTGGCCGAGGACAATTCTCTCGGTGTTTATGCAACTCAAATCAAACCCTCTGCTGATTCTCAATATGCTTATACACAGTTCTCAGACTTAGGTGCGAACATCACTCTCACTGTTAAAGCAGCAGAAGGAAATGTCTTTTCAGTGGACTGTCAGAATGAGAACGTTGCTGACAGATACTTTCAGATCCATAACCTTGCTGTAGCTGCAACTACAACAGTTTCGGTTCCCGCCCACTCTTGGTTGGTTCCCGCTGGAGAACAGATTATTATTGGGACAGATTTCTTTGGTCCTGCTGGTCTTAACTTTGGAACAGGAATCACATTCGCTTTTTCAACAACAAAGGATGTGTACACAGCAGCGGTAGCAACTGATCAGACAAGTCACGTTAACTACAAATAATATGCCCTCTTACACACTCATTAAAAAGGAAAAAGCACTTAAAAAGATCAAAGAGACAGGTGCAGAAGGTTATACCTACACCGTTTCTTTTAAGGCTGATAACGGCAAGACGACAACTCAGCAGTGCTTTGTTGATAACTCAAAGAAGATTGATGACGTCCTCTCTCTGGTTGCTAACAACTGGGAGGCAGTACAACCCAAAGAAGTTACAGGTGATCCGCTTGATATCGAAGATCCACAGTTTGAGGTGTTCGCCGTGAAAGAGGTGAAGGTCAAAAAGAAAGCCTAATCCAAAAATATGCCAAGAAGAAGACTATCCGAAATCCCATACTCACTAGATTTTAATAATCAAATTGTCAACTTGGGTAACTTGGCTGATTTCTTTGAAACAACTGGTGATGATTTTTCGTTGAGCATTGACGCAAAAACAGTTAGCACATCTTTTGATAGCCTTCTTGGAGTAGTGGGCGTAGGAAATAGAAGGTGGAGTATTAACTTCAATCGTACGGGTCAAGCTTATGGTCACATTGAACTTTTTTTACGAGATAATACCGGAGGTCAAATATGGAAAGAGTGGACAATGGATTGGCTTAATGGTCAGTGGCAAAATTTGATCTTTGTTAAATCCGCTAACAACTCTGCTGGGATAGAACTCTATTTAAATGGAACTCAGATAAGCAAAGAAGACGAAACAGATGCAAATGTTTTCACACCTGATGCTGATGCCAACGGCTTTGCTTTAGGAGCTTCTAATACCGGTAAAGCCAGAACCTTTACAGGCAGTTTAACTAAGTTGGTCATTTGGAAACGTGCTCTAACATCCACGGAGATTACTGATATTGCGTTTAATCGTTTATATCCAGCCAACCCACACGTTGCTTATGGATTTACTGATGGTGCTGGTACTACTTTAACCGACAGTGAGGGAAGGCAAGACGGAACGATTGATTCAGCTGACCAATGGAACAGCGCGTCTCCTTCTAAAGAAAGAACCTCAGCTTAACTATGGCTTTAACTCTCACAGCACCAGTTCAGTGGCAGACTTTCCAACGAGACAACTCAACTGGTCTTGGCACTATTAATATTGCAGGGACTGGAACAGTTGAAGATGCTGATGTTCAAGCAAGATTTGATGGTGGTGCATGGGTTTCGATAGGTACTGTAAGTGGTGGAGCGTTCAATGGAACTTTGACAGGTCAACCGTCTGGTCAGGGAACACTTGAAGTACGTGAAGGTGAGGGTGCAACTGAAGATAGTGCGACAAAAGTAGGTATTGGAGATATTTTCGTTGCCTCAGGTCAGTCACAGATTTCAGGAAGGGGTACAAATAATCAGGTGTTTACTCAATCTCCAGGTGGTGTAGATGCAACATTATTCGGTAATGACTACACATGGAAGATTATGGCAGATCCAACTGACTCTAAAACTGATCAAGTGGATCTGGTATCTAGGGATAATTTCCCAACTATGGGTAGCTTCATACCAATATTTGCAAGTCAGTTTGTGGAGGAATATGAGTACCCATGTGCATTCATACCTTGTTCTAGGGGCGGAACATCAATAACTGTCTGGAAAGATTTCGGTGTAGACAGAGAAACCTTGTACGGATCTCAAACATGGAGAACTACTACTGCCTCTGATACGAATGGAACTTTCTTAGTTATTTGGATGCAGGGTCAATCTGACACGGTTCCAGCAGATCCAATGGGGATGAAAACATATCAGGATCATTTTGAAGAAATGGCTAATGATATTGCAAGTAGATATGGATGCAAGACAATTCCGTCCCTAATGGTTAGAACACCAGTTAGAGATGAAATAGATATGAAAAAGATTGATGATGCCACTCTAGCAGCTCAAAGAAACAACATTAATATCATCCCAGGCCCAGACTTCTCTTTTTTAACTGACGATGATGGTGGAGGACACGTAACTACGGATGGAAAGATTGCTCAGGTTGCCAACGCATTCTTCAGGTTTGTAAAAACTTATAAGAGTTCTCTGGCAACTGGAACAACCAGAGCCAGAATCACTTAATAAAATAATTATATGTCACTTAGAATCTCCCCAGGAATAAT